GAAATATACCGGGTTTTCACGACTTTTCCTTGTCACCTCAGTAAACAATTTGTACTTTAAAGCTAGGATCACGACCAGGAAGATCCGGAGGATCTACCATCACTGGGTATGGACGACTGTAACAATCATAATTCTCATGCCAAACATCCGGCATGAGACTCAAGATGACAGGATCGTCTATTGGACCCAGTTCATTTCTCTGGTCGAAGTACTTTTCGATATACAATTGATCAAGGAGTGGAACATTAAAGATTTTCTCCATCAACAAACGAGTATTCATTGGAACTACTCGTGGCTTGATGTTTCTCTCATCTCTAATAGCTTTTAATAAAACTTCCCTTCTCCAGAAGTTTAAACTCCTATCTTGATCAAGTATATTGCCTATATTTATACCGCGAGTGCAACGTAAAATATATTGGGCAAACGACTGAATAATCGGGGCACCAGGATACTGTTGTAATAAAGAGAGTGCTTTACAACGTAGTAGCCTCTTCCTCTTCGTCGACTTGGAATTAACATAGAAACGATTTAACCAACCTGTCGTAGCCAGGACTCGCAGAGGACAAGCAATATTTATCCTATCACCTGTATCAAAAATGAGCCCACAAAAAGATGCTTGAGACAAATCAGTAAAAGTCTGAATCTTAATAATAAAACCAAGTTTGGCGAAATCCTCAGAAGTAGGGGGAGATCCGTTCAAAGCAAACAGACCATCATCACCTTCAACTACACCATTGACGTCTGTGCAACCCTTTAACTTGCACAAGAACAACATGAGCATTAGATTAGTAAATCCATTGCCCAATGACGTACACATCTCACCAGACATCCTAGTACCATCGACTTTCATGTCGAAGTACTTATTAACAACTAGATTGCGTCCCTTCAAACACTCAATAAGACGCAACCAGTCGGCACCACCAGGCAAATTTTGTACCATATACCTATAGAGCTCAAATTCACATGAGTCCATCATCTCTGGGGTAAAAAGGGCCTCATAAGAACTGTAATCTGATGCAAAATAAGTTGAACCTTCCCTAAACAACAGATTATAAATATAATCTGGGCGCTCAGCAACAGGGACGTGTTTAATAAAACTTGGGTGCTGATAGACGACCTCTTCAATGAGTTTAAAAATCGGCCCAGTAAGACATTTAAATTCATCGGACCTAGAATTAATGCCACGGGCGTGTTTCCACTCACGGTAGAATTCATCTTTCACAAAGTTACTAACACGTTTATATCTACGCCTAAACTTGTCTGTGATTTGTTCATACTTATTTATCAGCTGACTCCGCCTCCAGAGGGGATAATTGGTATTATCCAACCAATGGTAAAAATCATCGTTTGAGTCAGAAGGTAATGGGACTAAATTGTCCTTAAGCCAGCCTTGTACAAATGATCTGAACCTGGCCAGCAAATCAGGTTCAGCATCAGGAGGTTTACTGAGGAAGCGCTTACACGCCCCCCCAATAGCGGTAATAGGATCACTAAGGTCCGGATGTGGCAACGCAGCACCAACCACATGGACCCCTGCTGAAACAGCTACAGGTCTTTGAGATGTAAAATCAACTCTTGGTTCCCCAACAAAAATATTATCTTTTATTTTGCCGGGTTGCGCGAGTTTCACAACAACATCTCCAAACCTATAGCCATAAAGCAGCCGCTCTTGAGAGGAATCTACGAAAAATCATGACTAACGGCAGCAGGAGCTGCATCAATCTGCCTCATTCTTAAAAACGTGGCCAGATTAACAACGTTGTCACGAATTGAACTTGACTTCGTAGAAACGCGGGACATGACTGAGTCCGTAATACCGAAA